AGCAGAGGCAATGAGCACCGATGACCCCAAAGGCCAGTCCCTGCGCAATCCAATGAATTCAGAGAGAAGAGCCATGGACTAGGCCCTCCTTTGAGCAGGTGGCAAGTGCTTTTCCATGCCATCAATGATGGCCTTGATTTTTTCCACGCCCATCTGCGCCACCAATGCGTCCAGGTCAACCCCTGCCAATTGTGCCGCAAACTGCTCAATAGGCATGCGCTTGCCACCTGTCGCTTTGATGAAATCGGACTCGCTTGCATCCTTGGGTAGGATTTGAACGTGCACTTTCCCATAGACTTGATCATGCTTGCCATCAGGTCGGGTGTTATTCTGCCAGTGTTTTGCAACGGCGTAGGGTACATCGTTTGCAACGCCATCCTTGAAAAGCACCTTATCAATGAAATGCTTCTCTCCAGGATGTACACGGCCCCATCCATGCAGGACAGTGACCCTATCGTCATCCTGGAATTCCCTCTTGGCAGGGCGTTCCAGGACAGCAGTGGCAGCATTGCTTTGCGTTGGCTCGTCCTTCTTCTGCTCGTCCTCTGGGGTTTGTTTCTTTTCTGACATTTCTTTCTCCTAAGAAGAACTAGCTTACGAGGCTAAGCGACGCACTTTTGCCTGAAACGAGGGAGCGGCAATCTCCAAGCCAAACATCCCGAAAATTATCCAACGGGATGAGAGGACACCATCGACACCAGAGGGGATTTGAAGCACGGTGAAATTCTCACTGTAGAGCCATGGAATAGCAACGTGGTCATCATCGATGATATAGATATCCTCGACTGTTGCGCTATCCGATGTACGCGTGTAGGTTCCCCCTGTGCTACCTGGGAAAGGAACAATCATCAACTCACCATCACTGTAAGTCAGTGAGCTTACCTTGGTACCCACGACGAGATCCTTGAGGTTAGCCTGGCTGTCCCAGCGCACATTACTCATCTGCTCGTCATCCCACGCTTGCTTCGAGTTCAAAGACATGAATGCCAGCTTAGGGTTACCGCCATTGTTGGCAGCCTGGGTTGCAGCGAATCTCATAGACTCAGTGATGTTCAAGGAGTTGATGTCCACCTGAGTTGCGCCGTTTGTCGAGAACGAACCAACGCTGCCAAGGACTCCCCTGAATCCATCGATGCCATTGGCGTTGTACTTGCCTTTTTCAGTGGTGGCATCGGCACTCGGTGTATTCGTTGCATTTCCTTGCAGGATGTAGTACTGCAAGTCCTGAGCGAGCTTGACCATTCCATTACTCATCTCAGTCAACTCGGGCGAATAGGCAGGCGGGCTTCCACCAGCTTCAACAGCGGCAATTTCTTTAAAAGAAACACCGCGACCTGTTGCAAAAACCCCGATTGGGAATGTCAGCTTGTCGTATGAACCGGCTGTATAGGTGACCGTGCCAACCTCTGAAATCAGTGTTGAACCAGCGCTGCCAGTGTCAGGCGCGGTGATGCGCGTTGCTTGGTGAACAAGTCCATTTGATGGTTTTTTTGTAAGACGCTCCCAAACGGGAAAACGCTTAACAAAGATGGAATGGAGTATAGGCTCCAGATCCTGTCTGAGGAGCGCGTTGCCTGTCGTGGTGTTCGTTGAATCCAATATCACATCTTTGACGGCATTGGGAACCACGGGAGAGCTATGCATCTCACCGATCAGCTTGGCAGTCATGTTGCTGTCATCGTTAATCGGCGTGTTGTTGTTGATGGTGTGTTTGAGCAGTTGGCGCAGTTCAGGCTCGGTCATCTTCAGGCACTCATTGACCTGACGCTGCCTGTCCTGGACGTATTTTTGATCCCTGACGTGTTGTACTGCTGTGAATGTGTTGGACACGATATCCCTCATCATGTGGGGCTATCAGCGTCGTGTCGTGGCTTGCTTTGAGGGTGGTATCCAGGCCATGACCCGGATCACTTTTCGCTAGCTGTGCACTTGCCTTGTAAACAAAGGTCGTTGCACCGTGTGTCGTGGCTTGCTTTGAGGGTGGTATCCAGGCCATGACCCGGATCACTTTTCGCTAGCTGTGCACTTGGTTCTAGTAGTGTTGTTGAGAGAATAGTACGCTATGATGTGCAGGGTTGTCAAGGGACTCAGCGAAATCACTGCTGAGTCCCTTGACGATTATGCTTCGATCCCCGCAGGATCATCGTAGCAGGGCACATAGGCCTCATTGCCATCATTGTAGGACAACATTTCAGCAGGATGCATCCAGGTCCTCTGTGTGCTTGTCAGAGCAGGGCGTACCCCATCTTTGACACTTCCCCCGACGTTCTCAGGCCACTTGCGATAGTTCATGATTTCCCCTCCTGCAAGCGTGCGAGGAACCACGATGGTCTGCCCTAGCGCCTCATCGAGTGACCACCGACGCTCATTGTCCCCCATTGTCGCTGCAGAGAGGGCCTTGAAATCACCGTGCCCCACGATGTCCCCATTGTTCTGTATCCCCCTACGCAAGAGGGTAGGTTGTCCTAGAGGCACATTCTGTAAGGATGCAAGGCGTTCCTCTGCGCTCTTGGTGGTTGCCTGGATATCCTTGAGCCGCTTGTCAGCTGCATCGATCCTGCTCTGTAAGTCCTTGACTGCCTTGGAATCAATGTGCCCTTTCAATGTATTAATGAGGACCTTGAAATCTTCCCTGAGTGCAGGGATCTCGGAGTTGGCAATGAGCGTCGCTGAGAGCTGCTTCTCCTTGTCGTCCCCGTCATTATCGTTGTCGTTCCCGTCCCCATCATTGTCCCCATCGGCATCCGCATCCATCTCTTTGCAGGGGTGGAAGCTCGACATGCACATATTCACAAGATCGTCATGCAGGGATTGAAGCTTGTCCTTGTTTTCCTTGCTGAACTCAGTGCCTGCCTTGATCGTTTCGCCGAAGCTCAATGCCTTGGCAATGGCTTCATGGATACTTTCAGCGGACAGCTCAGTGAAAGCCTTGCTTGCCTGGACCTGCCCTGATACATCAAGGGTAATCACGGGCTGTCCAAGGCGCTCGGCGAGGGCATTGAAGAGTTGCACGTCCAGGGGGTCGGTGACAGATTCAAATCTTGCCTTGTCCAATACGGCAAGCGGTGCTTCACGCTGCTGATCATGGCGCTCCCCTGCTTCTTCAATGGCAGCAAGGACATCTTTGGTCGCTGTTTCAGTTGGGTTCACTTCGGCCTCCTTTGCGGGCTCTATGTCGTCTTCCTTTTCTTCGTCCTCCCACGGGGCTTTCTTATCAAGCTTGTGGTAGTACGCCTCAACTTTCTTCTTGATGGCAGGGATATCCTCATCAGGGATATCCAATGGAGCCCTTGCACCTCCGATGGCCCCTGCCACTGAGTAGATTGCCTTGGGAATGGCCTTGATCCCACTATCATTATCACAGAAGGGGAGTTTGTACCCGCCCCACGTGTCGGCCTTCTCATCGTCAAACCAGAAATGCACAGTCTTGACCTTCCCCCAATCGGGATCGTCGCCTCCTGCCCATTCCATGATACGCTTGTGGGCAGCGCCTTTGTCCCATGCAGAATCCTCGTCGGCAAGGGGCCACGATGTCTTCCCTGAAGCGCCTTTGGTTTCAGCGACTGTCCCCTGCTCCGACCGCAAGAATTTCTCAGCGTCTACCACAACAAGGCTGCCATCAGGAGCAGCTGGGTCCCACCCAATCATTGTCTTTCGCGGTGCTTCAATGCCTTTTGCCATGAATGCGGGGATATCCTTGCGATCGAGGGGAACGGTGATACCCTTCTGATTCATCATGAATGTCTTCTGATGGGGGTCCCATTCGACGCGCCTCTTTGAGATCCGTGCAGGAATAGCCTCAAGCTCTTTCTTGAGGGAAGCATCCTCGATCCCCTTGAGGATTTTGGAGAAGTCCTTGGACCACAAAGATTTCATGGCAGGGGCAAGGCGCAAGGCATCGTTGACTTTCCCTGAACTCAGCGATCGGTCAAAGAGGCCCTTGATCGCATTCTCGACCCATGATCTCTGATTGGCAGGAATCCCGACGACTGACCATTCCAATGGAAGGACATGGGTGATAATGAGGGGTGGCCACCACGAATAGCCATCATCGTTTTCCTCATCGATCTCACATTCGAGGATCATGCATCCGATCGAACACCCAAGCCGTGTCCCATTCCTGATGTAGCCATAGGTCGATACCGCATTCGGGTTGGACATTTCCACACTGCTCACAATGTGAAGATCAGCAATGCCATCCTTGAGGCGCAACTCTGGCTTTTCAAGGAGTGACCCGAAGAGCGATCCAGGCAATTCGTAGTCATGATTGAGCCAAATAACGAGCCCTGGGTCAACCTGCGCCATGTCAGTGAGGGCACTGATAGCCATGGTATCGCCGTGCAGATCCCTCTCAGTGCTTGATCCGATCATACGTACCACATTCTCACGCTCTGAATCGATCTCCATAGCACTTGTGAATATGGTGAAGTCCGGGGCTATCCCGGTGGTAGAGCCCTTGAGAGGCTCTGCAGACGATATCTTCATGCTCTAATTTCCCTTTTTGTTGCCTGCTATGACATCAGACGTTGGCACCTTGACTGTATCCTCGCTTGCAGCGGAATCATCGGGCGTCGTTGCCGTTGTTGCCTCTCCTTGTGGCGTCGTATCTCCCGGCTCGGCATGGGTTTCCCCGGTTTCAGTGCTAGCAGGGGCTTCGCTGAGAGGCTGTGTAGCTTCAGTGCCTGCCTCGCTTGCCTGTGGTGTCGCTACAGGCTCTGGCACGACAGGAGCAGGAGCAGGAACCGATGGTAAATCTGCCGGGGTATCGACAGATGAGAACGGGCCGAGCAGTCGGTGGTTGATCCCATTGGTCAAGTGGACAAAGAAGTCCTTGATTGCCAAGAATTCCTTGCGAGGGTCAAGGATAGCCTTGATGGTTGCTACCTTCTGCCCGTTCTCTTCGGAGACATGGACACCAAGGACATCCTGGATGTCATCTCCGGTTTCGATGACATCATTTCTGTTTGTGTGAAAAGACATGTGCTAAATCTCCTTTTTATGTGTTTCGTGGGTTCGTTGTAGTATCAACAAAAGGCCATTGAATTGGCCCTGAATTGGCTGTGGTATTTCCTGCGACAACCATATAGATCGGTTGCATTCCTGACCCGCGTGTCGCCTCGATTGCAAGGCAATTGCAGGAATGCCTTGATGGCGGTGGTACCGTTGCCATCCATGGAGATTCCGCGTAAATCGGTGCGCCACATCGAGCGCAAGAACCAACTGACATGTAAGACATACTAAGGCTCCTTATGTGCTGTAACTGAATGTAAATACCATGGGCGTCCTGGAAAAGGCACAGGTTCATTGAGTCCACTGATATCCACGGGTCGTGGTTTTATCATCTCCTGCAAGGCTCTACGGTTGTAGGCCTCGCGCCATTCCTCGTAGTCCATGTCAGCAGTGATTCCCAGGGCTTTCGCTGTCTTTGGATAGCGCTGCTTGATCTCTTCAAAGTGTTGTTTCATGGCTCTCCTTGAAGAAGTTGCGATGCAAGCGATGAACCCTTCACAGCAGTTCCAGGCGTGCTCTGATAGGAAAATCCTATACGGGGTTGCTCTTTCTCGAAGTACTTTCTCAACTCTTCAGCAGGCAGGGACCCGTCTGCCTGGAACTCAGCGAGTACTCTAGCGCACTGCCTTGCGAAGTAGTCAAGGATAAGGATTTGCTCTTTCGATGGTTCCCTGCCATCAAGCACGCCCATAGCAACGTTCACATAGATTCGACTTGCCATTCGACTCTCATAGTAGTCCTCGTTAGACAGCTCTTTGCCGGATCGGCCTAAACTAGATATAGCAAGTCTTTCCCAGTGAATGCCAAAGTGTGCAAGTTGCTGATCAAAGCGCACAAAGCCTTCCCTGATAGTCTCTAAAGCAAAAGGATCGCGTGGCTTCTCATCGGTCTCTGTGACATTGCCTAGTTCATCAATGATGGTATGCTCCATAATTCTCCTTCATACGTTCTTACTCTTCTGTACATCTTGAATAACCAGCATCTCCTGTTTCAATTGTTGCATCACCTGGATAGCAAACTGCGGATTGGCCTTGAGCCATTGAAGCACAATGCCGTTCACTGACTCTGCATTGATCCCCTGGGTAAACGTGAAGCCAGGGGCTAGTACGATTTGAATGAAGAGACCCTCGTTTACCTTGATCTCCATTGCAAGCTGTGGAAACGTTGGCTGCGGTACGCCAATCATTGGTATTTGACTTGCCATATGTTAAATACTCCTTTATTTCAATTAATATCTGCCTTGGAAAGCAGGAAAGCAGCGATAAGCAAGGCAATCAGGGCCTTTTCATCGGAGGTCACTGGGGAATCCCCTTTGCCAATTGCTCTAACGTCGGTTTTTCTTGCTCAAGATAAGCTAGTAGAGATAGAGCTTGTCTTGCATTAAGGTAGACGCTTCCTCCCTCTGAGTAGACCTCAATTCTGACCCCTTCTTGCGCTAACCACACCTCTGCATGGGTATCCGCGATTTCATGGTCATCAAGGTTACCGCCGTGCTTTGCAAGTGTTTCGTTCATAGTACCCTCCTGGACAATCATGGATTGCTAGGCCATTCAGTGAGATCAGGGATTGCCTTGACCTTCTCTTCTAATGACCGATAATACTTGTCGCCACATAAGTGATACCGGACAGAGTGTTCTACCAAGTCATACGCACGTTCAGCTATGATCTTTTCCATATCCTCAAAGTCGCCAAAGTAGGTGAGTAATTCGCCCATGACCAGCTTTGCAAACCCTGCAAACTGTGTATTCCTTGCATCCTCTTTGACCTCAATGGCATCATTGTACTCAATGATCACTTTACGCTCTTTGTCTTCTTCCCTGATGGCAGAGACACTATTGATCAGAATATCTTGCAGCGAGACAGTGTACGTCTTCGGATCATCACTGCTCGTTACACTGAAATAGCAAGGTGTCACGTTGGGCATTTCTCCTTGAGCTTCAGGGATATCAGGGGAAGACACCAAGATCTCAACGCAATCGCGCTGAATGCCATAGACAGGCTTGCTACGTCTTACCTGCTCTACCGTGTAGCGCTCTGGAAGCAGCAGGCGCTCCTTGAGCTTGTCAAGGTCAATCAAGGCAGGGTCAATGGTTAGGTCAAAGTGGTCTTTGAATGCATCGGGATGGCTTATCTCAATAACGCCTTGTGGCATTTATTCTTCCTCCTTGGAATGGTTTCAGGATATTTTTGGAATATTTTTCCAGGATTTTCTAGAAATCCCAGAGGTTCGGCACTGGATACATGCGCTCTCGCTGCCTCTTCTCTACTGCATTCTCAGACTCAGAGACCACATCAACTTGCACACGGCTATAGGACTGCGATATTGCAGTGATAGAAGATAATTCCGCCACTTCGAGTGTTAAAGGTGTTGTTGATTCATAAAAGAAGAAAGCGCGACGGGTCATGTGTTTCACATAGGCGTCAGGTACTACCATTTGCGTCGGATATTTGCCTTGCACCCGGTGAAGTTCCTGGATTTTTCGCATAACTCCGAGATCAAAGTCATTCATGGCTCACCTCATAATCAACGGCATACTTCTTCAAGGTCTCCTCTGCCTGCTCAAAGAATGCCTTGCGACTCATGGACACATCATTGCTATCGATGTAGCCAAAGATAAAGCCTTGAACCACCGTGAGTACATCGATCGCTTCCTGTTGATCGCAATCGTAGAGGCGCTGTACACGCTCTGCAAAGCCTGCTAAGGAATTGAGTGTATCCTTCTTTACCTGCATTAATGCTACTAATTTTTCTATGTCACCTGAAATAATGCATTTATTGTCATCCATTATATCCACCTCACTGCATTGTGTTCAATGCTATAGCGTTGCCTAGCCTTGCTCCCATGACAATGCAGGGGTTGCATGGTAGACACGGTGCCATCCTCGTTCTTGATGATTTTGCCTAGTCCGATGTTGCTCAAGTAGCCACAACCGGGGCAGCAAATCATCCATGAGTTGCTATGCGGCTTCAAGGGTTGTCCAAGCTCTCCTTGCTCATATTCCAGGGAAAGCTTGGAGTCAGGGACTATCGTGATTTCGGTGATTTCTTGGGTCATCTCAACACCACCTGATCTTGTTCTGCTCAACAAAGTAGTGCGCACCGCATCCACAGAGAATGCTTGGAGAGACCGTGATAACTCCATTGCTTTCAGTGACCTCATGGTTGCCAAGGTTGCCAGCTCCGTGACAGCCAGGGCATCCAATGTACCAACGGTGATTTACAGCGTAAAGCGTCATTTCACCTTGTTGCAGTTCATGGACACCCTTGTCTACCACGGTGATTTCAGTGAGTTTGCTCATGTTCTAACCACCTCGTATCTTGAGGAAAGACAATCTTCCCCCGTTCAATCGCTCGTTTCAAGTCCTCTATCATCGCTTGCTTCTTTGCAAGGAATTTGCGTTCAGAGACCTCAACGGGTTCCCCTGACTCTGCCATGGCTTTCGCTGCTTCTCGCAGGGCTTCCAATGAGCACTCACCGGTTGCCTCGGCAAGGTCATAGCCCGCCGCTTTTACTATCTCGCTGAAGTTCACCCCTTCTTCCCTTTCATAAAAATATCAAAAAATATTCTAAAAATATCCTCAAACCATTCCTAAGCTCGCTTTATCTCTTTCCCAGACTCATCGGTTACGCAGTGTTTCCAGTGCGCTATATCATGCACGTAGCCAGCACCAGCGTTATTAGCCTTATCCCATGTATCGAAGGCCTCTTCGCTGAGTTCTGTACCACCGCCAAAACATCCTTCCGGGTCTTCACCATGGCATTCTTGGCACCAAACACGATAGCGGTATTTATGTACAGGATCATTCATGGCTTCCACTCTCTCCATTTCCGTGCCATCCTTGCTTTGCTTCGCTGTCTGCGAGGTCGAGGATAGCGCTTGCCTTTTCGGGCATACTCATCATGCCACTTGAGCTGTTGGAGCATCTCTTGCGTGATGGGATAGCCTGCGCACCATCCAACGATTGGCAGGGTACCGCTCACAGTCATCTCAACGGGCTCTCTTGGAATGGCGTTGAGGGTCATCGACTCCCATTGAACAGTCGTGGTGTTTACATGGAATTCAAGGTTTTCAGCGGGTATAAAAGGTATTTTACTCATCCCTCCCTGCCTTTCCTCAGCCTCTCTAGCACGGGGTATTGTTTCACAAAGACAGGGGCCATCTCATTGACTCCAAGGCTTACCTCAACGAACTGACTCTGAAACACAATGTCTTCAAAGCTAGGACATTCCCCGATGCACCCTGCTTTCTTCCATGCCATCACAGCGTGACTATGCTTGATATGGAGCGCATTGATCCTCTCTGTTTCTCGTTGCTCTTTCGTTGCCTCGTCCTCGACACGCTGTGCTCTCAATGCCTCTTGGAGTTCTTCGAGGTTGCCTCGTTGCTCCTTGAGCCAATCAAGGAGGACAAGGGCCTGGGAAGGATGAAGAAAGATGCTTTCAGTCCCTTCTAGAAGGACAAATGGTTCATTGGTTCGCAGTGTCACATAGCGGACATTGATTTCTTCATTGCCTTCCAGGTCAAGCGATGGGAGTTCCAGGAGTTCAGTGATAAGCTTTTCAAGGTCGGTCATGGTTGTACTTCCTGTTTATTTTGTCGTTTTTGCACTTCCCTATGTCGCGCTAGGCAATCTGATAGATCTTGTTGTTTGATACCAAATGCTTTTGCCGCTTCGTATTGGCTATGGGTATAAATGCATTCCACTAGCATGTAGCTTGGGTCTTTTCGTAGTGCCACCGTCATTGTCGCCGGTGCAATGACATCGCTTCCACCGAATGGGTAGTCAAGCTTAATTTCGATTGCTTCACGCCCATAGCCCCTGTCAAAGAGCCCTGTATACCTTGAAGACATTTTATTAGTGCTCATCCGCTTTTCCCTCTCTTTGCAGCTTAGTCCTCATAGATAATCAGAGTTGGGCTGTCTGTAGGGTTGGGAGATACCACCAGCTCAGCGTGGAACTTCCCGCGTGCTAGGACACGGCGTGTTTCCGACAGTGGATACTGTGCTGCCATTGTTAGTACGTGCATTGGGTGATGCATCTCCTTGCGTTCCTTTGCCATCACAAGGACCTGTGCACTGAAGCTCTCCTTGCTTGCAGGGATAGTAACTTCATGCATCTCGTTATTGGGAATGATTTTAATGTAGTCAGAGTCCATCAGTTCTTTCCTCTCTTTGCAGCTTCTTCGAATATCCGTGAAGCTTCCTTGACTAAAGCCTTGTTTGCCTTGATCTCGTCCTTGGGAATCACTGGCTTGTCACTGCTTTTCTTGGCAATCACTGGATCCACTGAAGCTCGTCGCATATGCTTGGGCTTCCATGGCATTCCAGGTGGGCGGGCGTCGTACCACACCCCCTTGCTTGCCTCATTTGAAGCGCCATCAGAGGGAGCAGTGCCATCTCCTGCATTCCCTGAGTCATTGGAGGCAGGGGCTCCATCGACTTCATCGGAGGGACCATCGCCCTCTTCGGAGAGCCCAGGGTCCTCACTGTCAGAATCTGGCCCACCTTCCGGGCTCTGTGAGCCAAGAGCCCCTCCCGTGCTAATCGGTGCGAAATCACCGAGATCATTGTCATAGCCGACCCATGGCACGGCACCTGTGGCAGTTTTCAACCAGAACACATCCCCACCCTTGACCCTTTCCTCGCCTCTTGCAGCTAATACCTGATTGAGTGTGACGCTAGGAAGTCCTGCAAGGCCTTGCGATGCCATCTGCATGGACTCCACTGCATGTCTCATCCTTGCCATCTCTGATACCAAGGGGAACATCACACACAGGTTGACCGCTCGTAGATCGTACCTCCCATACGGCAGGGGAGGCGCATAGTCTGCTACCAGCTCTCTATTCATGTACCCTTCTAGCAGGAGCAGGAGAGGAATAAGCCCGGTGTCCTCATCGATCTCTTGCTGTGTTTCCCCGGTGGCCTTGTTGATGTCAAAGGTCACACCGAGCTGCTGCGGGGACATCTGAAGCAGGGCACAGATCTTTCTCACCAAATACACTTGGTATTCCAGGAATTGGTTCTCTTTTGCGGAGTAGACGAGGGGGAACCTGACAGCGGGGTTAGGACCTCCGAACCAGAACAACTCTTTGTGTCCTGCAATGTCACGATCATAGGCATCCCTGAGTGCCTCGAGCTGCGATGAGGACGCGTTGGGAATTTGAAAGGCGTTGGGAGGTGGCTTTTGCTGCATTGTCCTCAATGCCTGCCTCGTTGCCTCAAGGTCGGCTTTGATCGTGTCAAGGAGGACCTGAACGATTGAGAGAGAGTAGCGATAGGTGGCAGGAGAGAGGAAGGGCATGATGATCTCATCGTTACGCAATGGGACTTTCCGTGAGGTCCCGAACTCTTCATAGAGATACCGTGGCTTGTTGGGGTCTCCATCCCAGCCGGGGTATATCTTGACAGTGCTTGCGTCCTCCGCATACAAAGCCATGGGCTTCCTGTCTACCGTCATGCTCTTGGACCACACGCCGCGCCCAAGGACAATCATGTCCTCAATGACGCTCGAGGCTTGCTCAGGCCAATTGTCGCGGCGCTCGTTGGGCTGTGCCAGCATGAGTTCCAGGGAATACTGGATCTTCTTGTCATACTTGCGTTTGGGGTCCAGTGGGGCCACAGCGATTTCAGCGCGTCCTACTTGATCTCGTCGCTTGTTGATGCCAGCACGGAGCCATTCATCGTTATCAGCGTAGTTTCGAAGGATGTACGCATTGGGGACTCCTTGCGCCTGATCCTTGGATATAGACCATCCTGATGCATTCCCCCGGGCCTGTGGGTAGCTCTGAGTGGGGGACTCCTTGACGATCATGGAATCTCGGAGCATCTCCCTGCGCTCGGAGTGTTGTAACTCCTTGATGTAAGGCAAGAGTTCAGGGTGTTGATCGAGGACAACGAGCGCCTGGCGATAGTCGATGAGATCGGCGGGCTCAATGCCACTTCTTGCAGAGCGTTGATTTGCCTCGGCATGAGCACGCTGCATCCTCACGGAGAACTCAGTGAATGCCCCTGAGAGCGTGGGGTTGCCTGCCAGCTGCTCCCAATCAGAGGCAGGGACTGCACGGGGTCGATGACCGCTGTGCTCTTTGACGAGGGTCACTGTTTTCTTTTTGTGCTTGTGAGGTTTGTTGCTCATGCCTTATATCCTTATTGCCAAGCATCATTCATGACTATGTGCCCCCACAACTTCTCAATGTGTTTTGCGTCATATAGTGCGTTATGCGCTCTTCCCTCTTGCTGTGGTAACTCATCATCGGATATACCGTGCTCATCCAAGACATACTGAAGATCTTTGATGTAGTGAGGGAATTGGCTAGGAACATCCACCATGGTGCCGAAGAGTTGGCAGAGTGCTACATGATCGTAGCTCCCACACCACGACCATAGCTCTATCTTTTCGCTATTGAAAAACTGTTTGATCTCATGCTGAAGGTATGTGCGATCTCTCCAAGGACACTCTTTCAAAAAGCTGCGATCTGGATTAAGACATTGCCCATCTCTATGCAGATATGGTTGACTATCGGCCAAATCGCTATAATTTGGGCAAAAAACTATATTGCGTAACACATTCTCTTTTACCCAACTACTCGCTTTTCTTGGATCGTATTCACAAAGCTGAGCATAGTATTCCCTGCCATCCTCGCAAACAATGCCTATGCTGATGAGATCAATGGTCTTTCCATCTTCGATGAATTCGGTATCCACAAAATATCTAGTCATGATATATAATCCTCAAACTTCTTATATGGCTCTAGAATTGCCTTTGCCTCTTCAAAGCTCCATTGATGCTTTATCTCACCTTCTTGCTCTACTTCCCCAAACTCATTTACAGGGACGCCTATCAGTTCTGATAGCTTCTTGAAAACTGCACGACGTTCGTTGATCGTCATATCTCTGCTAAGATTCCTCCAAAATTCCGATGGGTCAGGCTTGGCAGGGGCTTCGATGACCTGGACATCTTCGACAGTTCGAATACAAGTGCAGTCAAAGCCCTGCTTGCGTAGATAGGCATTGATCTGCTCAAGCTGCATGAGATGGATATCCTTGAATATCAATAAATACTTCTTGTCTGGTTTTAGCTCTACCACATTGCTTGTGAATTGCAGAGCTTTCAATGCATCTTCTTCGTTCATGATTTTGTTCCTGCCCATTCCTCAAGAGTCGGCCGTATGTCTTTTAGCCACGCGGCAAGAAGAGGCATTTCGTTCGCTGGTAGCCCTAGCTTCGTTGCCTCTTCCGTGATATTCACTGACTCTCCTTGTAGCTTTGCAAGCAATGCAAGCGCCTCTTGCGGTGTAAAATCCTCACACTTGGCATCGCCATAGATAGCCACAGGACGCCCAAAGTTGCTGTTAATGCTCCCGTCATAGACAGAGAAAAGACGGGCAATATGCGTTTGTTCTTTATTCAGATAATGCAACATTCTTCTCCTCGATTTTCCCTGACTTTCCCAGAACAGCACCGATCTTCTCAATGATCCCCTTGCCTCCCTCGACTCTCATGGCTTGCCCAAGCAAGTCCTCGAGTATGCCTTGTGGTTTCTCAGGCTCGTAAGGCTTGGCAAGGATCACAAGGCAGATCTTTGCCCTTCCAAGCCATCCTGGAACGACCACAGGGATCACATTGGAGAGTAGCATGGATATCCCTGTGGTCGTTGAGATCTCAGTGAGCCCTCGCTGAATCGCATCGTGGATGCATTGAGACTCATGGCCTGCAGTGAGCAAGACGCGCTGCGTGCTGTAGTAGATCATACGAGCAGGTCCTTATTTTGGTAAATGTTCCCAATGATCTCAAACTGCGTTAAGTCCCACCATAGCCCACCGGTATCATCAGGGTCATTGCTAGGATCATAGAGCGGCTTAAATCCAAAGTCAGACGGATCTTGAGGGTCAAGCCACCGAATCCCACAGGTAAGATGTTCGATAACTACTTGTGCTTTACTTTGCTCTTTCTTAAAGTCATAGGTGGTCTGAACAATATCGCCCTCATAGATGTCCTTGCCCTTGCAGTCCTTGAGACCTATGAACTCTAGAAGTTCAACATGTTCACCCTCACGATAATATTCACTCTTATCGCATAGATCTACCAGATTAACGCGATCGCTAGGAGCCACGCCGTATTGTACACCAAAATAAATCACATTAACTTCATACATCTTTTGCTCTCGTTTAAGGCACGCTCTGTACTTATGCGCTCTCACCAGCCAAACCTCCCTGACAAGATACTTTGCAATGCCTTCCCTGTGTGTGCCTGGCGTCTCTCAAGGCTCTTCCTCGCATCCTCATCGATGAAGCCTTGCTCTACATCGCTCTCAAGATTGTGGATCTGTGGCAGGTTCTCCGTGTCCTGCATGCCCGGGTCCCATTGAAACTTCGTTGGCTGTTCTTGCTTCTTTTTCTTCTTACTCATCGTGTACCTACCAGTCCTCCTAAGTTCTGTAGTAGCCTGCTCAAGTCTGCTTGCCTATGATGCGCAGTGTCGTGTCCTTGCTCCTCTTCGTCCTCATCGTCGTCCTCTTCGATGTGACGGGCACGGGAGGAAGCCCCGGATACTGCTACAGGGATACCACCGGCGCTTCCCATCGAATGCACTGCCATCATCAATGAGCTAACACAGTCATCATGGATCTTGACGCCATCTTCTTGATTGTCAGGGGCTCCGTAGACGATGTTCCCCGATCCTGTGATTTTGTAACCATAGGCCCGCATCTCGGAGACCATGACCGCAATGTTAGGCAGGGAGATTTGTTGATGCTCCGTTGCCAGCTGCAAGCGTTCTACCATTTGCCTCTTTATCGGGTTGGTCCAGATGATCCCATCGACAGCAAAGTCGGCTTCCCTGATTTGCTCAAGGAGAGGATCACCGACGCCTGTGGCATCCATGGCAATCATTGCACGGTTGTACTTGAGTGCGATGGCTAGGACACGAATAAGCTGCCAGCGGTAGTCGGTTTGATTATCACGGTCGAATGCTACCAATCTGCCGTTGTTGCAGTCGAGGACAGTGATCACACTGAAATCAGTGTGTTTCGCTGGGTCCCATGCCAGGATGTAGTAGTGCCCAGGGATCGGGTCCTCTTGATACGAGTTGCCATGGATGACACGCTTGGGGTTGCGAATGCAGCTATCAATGCGCTTAAAGACGGTCGCTGAATTGGCAAGGAACCTTGCAAGGATTTCTTGGGCAAACTTGTCTTCAGGAAGAGTGCGACGCATCTCCTCGATGTAGGCACGGTCAAGATAGGGATTGATCATCGATGGCGCTGAGAATGACCAGTAATCCTTCTGAAGCGGGTCCTGGCCCATCTCATACAAATGATGAAACCAGTCATGCCCTTGCGGCGTTGAGATAAACACAGCCGTGCCGTCGGTATCTGCCAACATTGGCATCATGACCTCTGTCCATGCCCGTGCCTTGATCTCCCTGCACTCATCAATGGTCATACGATGCACGCCGTCGCCACGAAGGTTATCGGGCTCCTTGGCAGATCGGAACTCAAATTCAGAAGAGTAGAGCTTGAATTTGAGGCTGGTGTAGTTGGGCTTGGAGGTCATCTGATCCCGCATCGCACGCACAATGGTCTCAAAGGCTATCTCAGTCTGCTTGTACGTGGGGGCCACCCACCAGTTGAGGCTACGACGACGCTCCACGCCCTCCTTGACGTGATCATTGCAGCACCCAAAGGTTTTCCCTGCACGGCGGCCCCAACAACTCACACGAAAACGGTAACGGCCTGCTGCATTGTGCAACTTGAGCTGTCCCGCGTGTGGACTGTAGAGTCCTAGCCGGACTCTCTTCGTTTTGGCAGGGGTGTTGCTGGGTGTTGTCACTTTCCTGGAACCTTCCTAATGTCTTGACAAACGGTCAACGATCCTCATCGATGGCAGGGATAGCGCTGTCCCACAATGTAGGCTGTGATGCGCGATGCTTAGGCACATCGATAGCCTTGGCAACCCTGCCAAACTGCGAGAAGATTTCGATGAACTTCTGCTCATTGGGTCCTAGGTAGACGAAGGCCGTGCCAAATTGATGTTTCACTTTGCCGTAAGGGCCATTAAAATAAAAATTGCACCCCACAAAGCAGATAAGGAATTCCCAAAGTTGAGGAAACCAATAAGCGCATGGGTCGGCCCTGACTAGCATCGTAGACTGCTCTATATTGCCTGCTTTGTACTCAGCAATGCATCTCTCTGTAAAAGCTCTAATATTGCTCTTGCGTTGTCCCGGTTGCTCCAAGGCAGTGCCATAAGGCGGATTCAACCACACTCGCCCATACCAAGGCTTACTAAGCCCATCCTGCTCTTTGGTGTAGTACCTCGTCGCTTTCACTGTCTTATTTGCCAGTTCACAGCTAGCAGGGTCCAAATCAATGCCTCCCATGACTTCCCTTGCCGCTTCAATGTACTTGCTTGGAGTATACCACTCGTTGCTTTTCTGAGGTTGTGGCAACTCTTCCAGGACTTCAAACAATCTATTCATCCTCGTCCTCCCCTGGCACATCAACGCCGAACTCATCGTCTTTCCCTGAGTCCTCCTTGCCCTCATCGATAGCAGGGACTTCCTCGAGGGGCTCTGATGTGCGACGAGGATCGGTGCCACGTCCCCAAAAGGTCTCGACAGTGACATCAACGGGTCCCTCGTCTTTCCCTGTCAGTTCAAGTTTTTGCTTGTCTTTGTACTTGTCTGGCATGTTGGCTTTGAGCAGGGTTTGTAGCAGGGAGGGGGCAAGGACACGGCGCATTCTAGGCTCTCCTTGCTTCGTCTTTGGGCGTCCCTTCTCATCCAGGACAGGGTTTCCTTGCTCGTCCAGGACAGGGATTTCTTCGTAGACAATGCGTCCCATGCTTACCACGGGCTCAAAGATTCCAATGACCGCCTGCTCATGGGCAGCGTATTCCAGGCTATCATTGGCCTCTTCCCTGGCCTCCTCGAGTTGTGCGCTGAATGCCTCGTCATGGTCACGCCAATATTTGTAGGTGGTACGACTGATACCAGCAACTTGACAGGCATATTTTACAATGCCTATTTCGCTGTATGCCTTGAGGAACTTCTTTTGCTTGATTTCTCGTTGTTTGGGCGTAAGAGGTGCCATTGCCTTACGTGCGTTGAGCGTGGCAGGGTTGGCAAGGTTTTCATTGGATTTCGCTTCTTCTGGCATGTCTCTTTCCCTGTCCGTATGTCCTTATAGCATGTTTGCCACAAGTATAGCAGCGAAACGCGGGGAATTGCAAGGGGGTTCCAAGGAAAAGAAAGAAACCTGCGAGTATGGGGATGGCAGGTTTCTCGTTTCTCTCTGAGCCTTGGTAAGAGTCAAGGTGGAAGTACCAAACAAAGAGAACAGTGTGTCTCTATGATAGCATGGGTCGTCAATGAGATGGCAGGGACTCTTCTTCGATCTCCAAGTCAAACTTTGATCTCACCAAGAATGCAAGGTCTTCCTCGCTCATCAGCTCAACTTTGGCAAGGGGACCCAGGCTGCGATTCTTTGCCTCAGATCGCCTCTTACCTTGCTCATTTTTGACTGAGCGGAGATACTTGTGTCCCACTACGTAGATATCCCCACTGATGGAATGTTTCTGAAAAGTCATTGATGGGACGCCTTGACTCTTCACAATGCGTTCAATGTCTTCTCTGGAAAGCTTTGGCAGTTCCTCTTTCCCTGCAGAGAGATCCACTCGGAGCATCTGCTGATCTGATAAACACATCGAAGTCACAGGGCTATCCTGGAAATCAACGAGGGTCCCGTGAATGCGACGACACCTGTTGCCAGCGAGTTGCACACGGGTAACTCTAACCCGGTAGGTAGCATGGCTACAGAACGGCTGTAGCCATCTGCCCAGGATAAGGACAACTTGGCCAGGACCTATCTCACAGAGCATCTTGAGGTCATTGAGTGCTCGTCTTGGGGTGTTGGGTGGGCTGTGATAGGGCAGGGTTTCCAGGTCATTCATTGGCTTGCCTCCTTGCCCATCACGGCAATCTCATCGTTTCGTCGCTGAAATACGCCGTCTTCCAAGATCCACAGGGCTTTGAGAATCTTGCTCAATGCCACACTTGCGCGGGCTCCCTGCGTCGTCACACTGAACAACTCAGCATTCGATGTCTCACCACCGACACCAAGGATCTGCTCAGCGCTTTCCAGGAACCTCGGTGAGAGCGCACGGAAGCTCTCAATGGCTTGCAGCGCTTCCTCTCGCTGACTGTCCGTGAGATTGCCGGGAGTGGCAAGGCTATCAGCGACTGCAAGGACAAGAGGGATGTTATCTTCAGGCATCTTTCGTCTCCGGTGGGATAAATCGGACCATCCCTTTTGATGCATTTGGATTAGAGTACGCACCCTTGTTCCTGTTTTTGTGTCTTGAGGGATACGCACCTCGTATCTTCACCTGCTCTTGGTTCAAGATCTTCCAGAAACGCGGCGTGTCTTCCTTGCCAAGGCGGGCAAGGACTTCCTTACCGCTCAAATTGGGCTCTTGTCTATAAAGCCGTTGGATGTCCTCTCGTATACCCAACTGGTTTTCTCCTTCCATAGGTTCGTTACAGCCCCTATCATACCCCTTTCAGCTCACTTTGTCAAGACATTCCGAAGGGTCCAGGAAAATCAAGGCAAGCAAGGAGAAGCGTCGTCAAGACTTTGATGGCAGTGTAGGAGACCATGGATTTGTCAATGAGAGAGGCAAGGCTATGAATGGTAGGGGTATCAATGATATCGTGGGAGGTGCCGAAATAGAAGGGCTCAGAATCGCATTGTGGCGCGATATGGGAAGAGGGGCTTGACATGGCAGGACCACTGTGTTACTCTAGTGGCATGAAACGCAAAACGCATATATGAAGACAGGAGAAGACAATGAAAGGCATTGAAAGCAAAAAAGGAACAATGAAGCCTCGGATATGCAAGGATTGCGGCGAAGAGGAGTCACGGGAGCGACGGTTTCCAAAGACGGCCAGAGTTTGCATTCGATGTAGAAACAGTAAGTATCGGCAATCCCACAAGCAGTGGGTGCAAAACAACCGTGGTCGCGCCAATGAATCTGTCAGGAATTCAAGGATTAGACGCAAAGAAACCGAGGCTATCGCTATGGAGCTGCATACCTGGATAGATAGCGAAGAAGGCCGAGAATGGCGACGGGAACATGGCGTGTCAGAGCGGCATTGAGGATCGAGGCAAAGCGAGGCCCGGTCACTGAGAAAGCAGAGAAATCAGTGACCGGGCCTCTTCAATTTCAAAATTTAGGTATGGGCTGCATGGGATGATTCGAACACCCGACCCCTGCCGTCGCTAGGGCTCTACCGCTGAGCTACATGCAGCGTTTCTCATATGAAGAACTTTTCCAAGACTAGGATAGCACTGCCATCATTTCTTGTCAAGACTTTGCTCTGATTCTTCATCTTCTTCATCGCATGCATCCAAGGCCCAAATTGACGGAATACCCATAGACTCAAATGTCTTCCCAGGTCGTCGCCCTGCTGCAAACCGTCGCATGAACCAATCACTACTCTTGTCCGTCTGAATCACGCCCTCAACCTTGCTAAGCAGGGGATGATCCTTGATCTTCTCAAAGTCTTCCGTGGTCATCTCCTTGCATTCATCGGCGATTTGCAGGGGCTCGCATTGCTCTGCAATGGGGCTCTCACCGCGTCGCTCTACCTGTTTCTCTATCGCCTGTCTGGCCTCTTGCATGTACTGTGTCTTACCGTAACGCCTTCCAAGAGAAAACACACGTCGGCGGGGATCTTCAAAAAACTTGCGTTGATTGTCATGCATCTTCATTGCCTTTCTCCGCCTCTTCCCTGGCTTCCTTGCGCCTCCGAAGACGTTCACGGTCGTAGCCTGCGCGTGCAAAGTCTGATTCATCGACAACACCGCGTGCCACAGGGACATCAGAGAAATGGCGTTGCTTGTCCTTGCGGTCAGGGTTGGCAAAGAGGGGGCCTTTGAAGATGCGCAGTGGTTTCATTGAGTGGTGTCTCCTTTTGTTTGTATGGTACATCGAATGCGTTGTTGCCGCAAGGGCAGGGTCTTGAGCTTGGCATAAGCATATCAAAGCCATCGTTGGCATTGATCACAGGGATAGCGTGGCTATGCATTGGCAGCCCTGTAGCAGGATCGCGGTATATCTCTTTGCTGGCTTGATCTTGCATCGGCTATTCTCCTTGTGTTTATTGGGCCAACTTCCCCGGCTGTAGCGTTGGGTCATAATCAAGATGGAGATTCCTCTGGGCAGAGATGGGATAATCATATGCAGCGCTGCCACAGGTACAGGGGAAAGGATCAAACTCAGATCCTGAGCCCCGTAAATTGTGTGTGTGCAGTGGCAGCCCTGTGGCAGGATCGCGCCATATCTCATTGGTCGCTTGGTCTTGCATCGACTATTCTCCTAACATTCTGGTTACTCTGTACGGGGTTCGCTTTCCACCGACGATTGCAAAGCCTCGCCGCTGAATCTCACGGGCGGCGTTGCGGCGACGATCTGCCAGCTCTTTGCTTGCAGGAGGTATGTTGATAATGGCTTCTAGCCGCGCTAGAGACATGCTGCTCATTTCTTCAGACACTTTGGTAGTCTTCCCCGTGCTGATAGCAGAGAGACGAAGGGACCTTGGAATCCGGCATCTTATCATCATCCCATTGAATAAAGGCCCATTCAGTACTTTCAACCATCTCAGTAGAGAGGACCTTGCCGTATTGAAGCGGGAATCCTTCCATGACGATATGATCTCCCTCTTTGAGTTCTCCTTGAACTGCCATACTATTTCTCCTTGACTTCTATGCTAACACATCGCGTCCTCAGTGCACAGCCCTGGTAGCAGGGAAAGGCAGGGCTATGCGGAGGTGGTTAGTCAGGGATCACAAGCTTTGTTGATCCACTTCCATCATTGACTATCAGCAATGACTTTTCTGTCACCAACCGATTGAACGCGTCGCCCCAATGCGGCAAATCAGCGATACCCTTTCGGATTTGGGCAAGGGCGGGAGGACTACCTTCGCGATCTGTCCAATGTTGCACTGCTTCAAGGACGCCGGGCATTGATCCCCTGATGAGTCGCTCTCGCTCATTCTTGCGGTCTTGCCGCTCTTTCTCTTCCCTTGACTCCTTTGCTTCCGCAAGAGCTAGCCCTGTTGGGGCATACCACATTGTTTTCCTTCTTTCTTCCATGATCTCTTTGAGTATCCCAGCTTGCACCATCTCTACAACTAATTGAGGGATCATTTTTCCTCGTATCCGTTGATTAATTTCTCGCATGGTTGGAGGCCTGTTGTGCATCCTGACGAAGGTCTTCACAGATTGCAGGATACGGGAACGATACATCTCTACACTAACAAATTGCTGCACAGGAGCGCGGCGTTTGTTGCGACGCGACCTGCCTGGTGCAGGAGCTTGATCAGGGTAGAGACGCCTCTGTGACTCCTCAAGGTATGCAAGGTATCCTTTGACTTCGATGATTTCCCCTGCAAGCTTCGCAGAGTCATTGAGAATACTTTGTGTATCTTGGTTATTTTGCAGGGTTGTAAATTGGTCTTCCATATGTAGTACCTTTCTGTTGGAACTGTTGGACAATAAAAAATACTACCAACAATTCCAACACAGTATCTCATGCTCAAAGTGGCATTGTCAAGACGTTGGCAGGAAAAATTCTCCGATTCAACTGTATCCACTGTATCCACCACATGCTGACCTACTATACCCATAAAACGGCTTGCAGAGTGGATTTAGCCAAGTGCATGTAGTGTTACAACTGTAACTAGCAGATAGCAAAACTTACTGAAAGATACGGACATCCTATTCACTTATTAATCATAGTACTCTATATATACCTATTATATATTATTAATCTTTATATATAATACATACATCCTATTGTCTTCTCATTATTATCTATTTTTGTTTCATACGTTTAATGGTGAGATTAGGACAACCGGATCAATTCCCTGCAATTACTATCTGTTAGCTACAGCTGTAACACTACATGCACTTGGCTAAATCCACTCTGCAAGCCGATCTAGATACCATTTATCTCATGGCGTCTTTCGACACTCGCTACACTTTCCCTGCCTATAGCCATCGACTCTCCCTGCCTTACTCTGCCATCCCTGCCCTTTCATCGCCCTTCGTTGCGTTTCGAGGCGGGCAGTGGTATCATCGAGTCAAGACTTTCGAGAGGATAGAGGACTTTATGAAACGAACAACCACGCTCGTTTACCGGAAATACTACAACAAGGATCTGGATAACCCTGATATCCTCAAAGATGGGGATGAGGGCACCACGCCCAAGGCTATCCTTGCTGAGATAGAGAAATGCATCAAAGATGTCATGGCCTATCATGGAGAGGCAAAGATTACTGTGACCATCGAAGAATCCAACTAAGGACATATGATATGAAACAGACACGTACCCTGACATTCGACAAGATCTATGATCGCGATGACGATCTTTGTCGCTTCATGGCAGAGGGCATTGATGGCCCGGAGGAAATCAGCATTGACAGCATTGCGACCCAGGTTGCTGAATACCTTCATCGGATGCAAAGCAACCATAGCAACGCAAAGATCTCAGTGAGCTTTAGGGAGGAAGTGTGATTAAGGACACCAGTAACGGATTTACAATAAGTGAAGTGCATAATCTTGGGCACAATGCAAATGTAGCCTACAGATCTATCCTATACTCCTGTGAAGATGGAAGCACCTTTTGCAACGATGAGGTAAGCATCAGCGATAGAATGAACTGTACTACGATTATCGCAAAAGAGGCATTAAACCTTCTAGAATGGCTCCAGCAAGAGAAACCTAAGCTGGAGAAAATGGCAAAGGAGGAAGTGTAGTGACAACAGCGAAAGGCAAGGCCAAGCCGCGATTTCAGCGCAAATCCAGGACACCACAGCGGATCACAGAGCCCCTCAAGGCAATCTCCCTGCCAGCGCTGCCTCAAACTGTGGGAACTGTTGCAACACTTGTGGCATCCCAACGCCTCTTCGGTGCCTACATTGCGAACCTCGAGAGCAGGGAATCCCCTGAGTTCATTGGAGGCTATACCAAGGTCTCTGAAC